TTGCATATGTTGTCCTAGGTGAGAAGAAACTCTCGTATGAGGAATCTGGTTCACTGAAAAATCTGTACAAGGATGACTTCCAGAAGTACATCGACTATAACATGAAAGATGTACAACTTGTGGATAGGCTTGAGGACAAGATGGGCCTTATCACTCTGGCCATGACCGTGGCATACAAGGGTGGTGTAAACTATCAGGACACCATGGGCACTGTGTCCATCTGGGAATCAATCATCTACCGTAAACTTAACACACAGAAGATTGCACCGTCCGCATTTAATTACCACAAGGAGAAATCAAACTTTGCCGGTGGTTATGTAAAAGATGTCAAGACTGGTATGCACGACTGGGTTGTGTCATTCGATCTGAACTCTCTGTATCCAAACATCATTGTACAATGGAACATGTCGCCAGAGACTCTTGGTCAGTTACCACCAGACAACTTGCCAGGTGGTGTGGATTATTTCCTAGGCTTCTTTGATACAGATACAGATCCGATACATCCAGCACAACGTAACCGTAACATAGCGGTTGCCACAAACGGATCCACATACAGTAAACACAAGGACGGTGTACTACCAGAAATCATTATTGATTACTATGATGACCGTAGGTCTATCAAGAATCAGATGCTCGCTGCAGAACAAGCATACCAGAAGGAAAAAACATATCAGCTGGAAAAAGAAATCAATCGGTTGCACAATCAGCAGATGGCCATTAAAATTCTTATGAACTCCTTGTATGGTGCTCTTGGTAACCAACACTTTAAATACTTTGACCTGCGGATGGCCGAGGGTGTTACACTCACAGGTCAGATGGTTATTCAGTGGGCAGAGAAAGCCATAAACAAAGAGATGAACCAGATTATGAAATCATCTGGTACCGACTATGTCATTGCCATCGATACCGATTCGCTATATATTAATTTCGGTCCTATGGTAAAACAACTTGCACCTAAGGATCCAGTAAAGTTCTTGGACAAGATTTGCAAAGAACACTTTGAACCTGTGCTCAAAAAAGCATATGATGATTTGTTCCAGAAGATGAACTGTCATCAACCAAGAATGGAGATGTCTCGTGAGGTTATTGCAGACCGTGGTATTTGGACTGCAAAGAAGCGATACATACTAAATGTGCATAACTCAGAGGGTGTGCAGTACGATGAACCTAAACTTAAAATTATGGGCATTGAGGCCATTAAGTCGTCAACTCCCGAGGTTGTCCGAGGTAAGTTTAAAGAGGCATTCCGGATTATCATTTCGGAAACTGAAAAAGATACTCAGAACTTCATACAGACATTCAAGAAAGATTTCAAATCACTCCCACCCGAAGCCGTGGCTTTTCCACGGTCGGTCTCGAATATTACAGACTGGCGCGATCGCAAGACTATATACAAGAAAGGTTCACCTATTCACGTCCGAGGTTCCCTACTATATAACAAGTACCTCAAGGACTACAAATGCACAAACAGATACGAATTAATTGAAAACGGAAGTCGTATAAAGTTCTGTTATCTGAGAATGCCAAACACAATCAAAGAAAATGTGATTGCCTTTCCAGATGTTGTCCCAAAAGAGTTCGGACTAGAACGCTATATAGACTATGAAAAACAATTTGAAAAAACATTCATTGATCCACTCAAGCTGATACTAGATGCTATCGGTTGGACTGTGGAGGAACAACAGACCTTGGAGGACTTTTTTGGATGAGCAACTTTGAAGATGTAGGTACATTTATGAAAACATTTGGCCAGGAGGTAAAGACAGATCCAGACTGGCCAGATGAAGATACACAGAAACTTAGATTAGAACTGATTGCTGAAGAACTAGAGGAAATGTGGGATGCGATTGAAAATAAAGATCTCGTGGGTGTTGCTGACGCTCTTAGTGACATTCTGTATGTTACTTATGGTGCAGGTCATGCGTTCGGAATCGACCTTGATAGATGTTTCGCCGAGGTACAGCGCTCAAACATGAGTAAACTTGGAGAGGACGGCAAACCTATCTACCGTGAGGATGGTAAGGTTATGAAGGGTCCAAATTATTCAGAACCAGACTTAAAAAACATTTTACTTTTTCCAGAAAATGTGATATAATACTACTATGTTAAGACACAAGCCAAAATATCCAATCTATATTATTTCCAAAGGCCGTTGGGATACACGACAGACCCAGCGGACACTTGAGGATCTAGAAGTTCCTTACCGTATTGTGGTTGAGGATAGTGAGCACGACAAGTATGCTGCGAATGTGCCAAAAGAAAAAATCTTGACACTACCGACAGACTTCCGTGAAAATCCTATTTTCGCAAAGAAGGACGTCAACGGCCTCATGGGTGGTTCCATACCCGTACGTAACTTTGTATGGGAACATTCCAAATATGAAGGCCATGCAAAACATTGGGTGCTAGACGACAACATGAGACATATCTATCGTCTAAACCATAACATGAAAACTCGTATGTCAACAGGATCATCTTTCCGTATACTAGAAGATTTTACCGATCGTTATGAGAACGTGAGGCTATCTGGTATGAACTATGCATTCTTCTGTCCGTCCACTGTCAAACGGCCACCATACTATACCAACACTAGGATCTACTCTTGCATCTTAATCGACAACTCACTCGAACACAGATGGCGTGGTCGTTACAATGAGGATACCGACTTGTCCCTAAATGTATTAAAAGATGGCGACTGTACTTTCTTGTTCCATTGTTTCCTTGTTGGTAAGGCCGCAACCATGACCATGAAAGGTGGTAACACAGAAGAAGTTTACAACGTAGAAAAGACAGGTGACAGACACTCACGTGGTGGTGAGGACTTTGATAATCGTAAAGAGTTTGTTGAGGCGTTGGTAAATAATCATCCCGAACATGTGAAGCTTACATGGAAGTGGGGACGTTGGCATCACGATGTAAATTACTCTGTGTTTACTCAGAAGCCTATAAAGAAGCAGGGTCTAAATATTAAGAAAGGTATTGACGAATACGGCATGGTGTTGGATAAAATCTCGCCAGATCAACACGAGGCCGAGGGAGACGAGAACTATGGCGACTAATAAACTAAATGTAGATAATGTATCAAACAACCTGTTCATTCTTGCTGGACAAGAAGAAGAACGAACTCCATATGATTGGGACGGTATGCCAGAATTTGTACAACCAGACAACGAAGCCTTTGCCAAGATTACTGTCAGACTTCGTAACCAAGAGGACCTAGATGAGTTTATCAAACTGATGGGTCAGAACATCACACCAAAAACCAAAGCCATTTGGTATCCTGCTTTGGATAAAAAGCGCAACTCACTTCTACGTTGGATGGATGAGGAAGATGCCAGCAACAAATGATTGGTTGGAAAATCTAGGTCAGCAGGTAGTTGATAACCTAGAGAGTTTCCAAACAGTAAATTATCCAATCTATGTTCCGTCCAAGGCTAGAGCGGATGTGAAACTGACCACACAGGCTTTGGCCGATGTTGGTCTAGATTTCTATGTGGTTGTGGAACCACAAGATGCTGGACTATACCTAAAACACTACGACATGAAGCAACTTGTGATTATGGAAATGAATGACCAGGGTATCGGTTATGTCAGAAATGCATGTAAAAAGCATTCCATATCAATAGGTGCAGACTTTCATTGGCAGGTGGACGATAACATAAAAGACTTTCGTGTCCGTGAGGGCGGCAAGAATGTGGTAAAGAATACTCGTAATGTCTTTGCAGCTGCAGAACATTATATGTCACACTTTGATAATATCGGTATAGGCTCATTGTCTCATTCTATATTTGCCTTTGCAAGAAACACCCATGTATCGGTAAACAGACAAGCATACAGTTGTGTTCTAGTAAATAACTCATTGGACATATGGTACAGGCACGACTGTATTGAGGACACTGACTACAGTCTGCAAGTACTCGACAAAGGATACTGCACAATCCTATTTAATAAACTACTCATGGGTAAGGCGGCCACAGGACAATACAAGGGTGGTAACACAGATACGGTCCATGCTGGTGACGGCAGACTAATTAGGTCTCGTAAACTACAAGAGTATTGGCCAGGTGCATTTAAGGTGGTCAAGAAAAAAGAAAGGTGGCACGTTGCCCCTTCTCGTGTTTGGGATAAGTTTCCACAGATGCCGAAAGGTCCAAACGTGGACTTAAATACCAACACATTGGACGATTTTTTCTGTTAACATTTACCTCAGTTTGTGATATAATACTATCATGGTTGAATTTACAGTATTCAAATCTTTGTTCGACAACAAGACTCATCGGCGTGGTCAGATGGCTGACTTCAATGCGTTCGAGAAAATGTTGTATGACCTTTCCAGTAAACCTCTTGAGTCCAAGAAACAAGCTCAGTTGATTTCACCTGCTGTGTACAAACCAGACACAACTCGTAAAAATGATAATGTTACCGAGTGGGCTGGGTGGTGTGCCGTGGATGTGGACGACTTTGTTTTCAATGGAGAATTACAAGATGAATTATCTAATCGTTTCGGTCATTATCGGTTTGTGTGTTACAGTACTGGCAGCAGTTCGGTTACTTCTCCAAAGTTTAGACTTGTCTTCCCACTTACAAAAGTGGTACCCGCAGAACGGATCAAGTCTTTTTGGTATGCGCTCCAAAGTGAGCTTGGAGAACTCGGAGACAAGCAAACTAAAGATTTGTCACGAATGTATTACATCCCTGCAGAATATGCTGGTGCTCACAATTTTATTTTCAGTAACACTGACGGTGCTTCTATTGATCCAGATGAACTGATAGTCAAGCATCCTATGCCAGAAAAGACCAATCTGAATAACTTCTTTGATAGGTTACCAGATGAGTTACAGAGACAGATACTAGAACATAGAAAATCAAAACTCGAGAACACAAACATAAATTGGACATCTTACCGTGACTGTCCGTTCTTTCCACGTAAACTAGAAGCCGAATATCGAGCCATCAGTAATACCGGTTGGTATCACAAGATGTATCAGATCATGGTTGCCATCGCAGGCAATGCAGTTAAACGACAGTACCCTATATCATCTGCAGAAATATCCAAGATGTGCCGTGAACTTGATATGGAAACCGGTAACTGGTATGAGAACCGACCGCTGGATAAAGAGGCTGACAGGGCTCTTGAGTATGTCTATAAAAATCTATAAAAAATGCAAAAAAGTGAAAAAAACACTTTACATGCTCTATAAAGTATGATATAATAGTATCAAAGGATTTTTATAGGAGCTAAAATATGTCTGCATTATCTACACTGATTAACGAATACCACGAGCTTGCCAATGAACACGCAGAGTTACAGGACCTGTACATCGAAGATGCACAGAAGTTCGAGACCGTTCAGCGTTTATTGGAAATGCAGCACCTTAGAGGTGTGCCAGTAAAGCAGTTAAACCGTTATGTTGAACAGATGGACACTGCTCCACGTGAAGAGGTTCTGGTTGCCCTTGCCAAAGACAAAGGTGTCCAGTATGTTGCTGAAACATTTGGTTACGACTTGGAAGGTTGGGTATAATGGACACTCTGAAAAAAGACATCTTTTGGGAAACACTTGGCCCGTATTACGTTTATGGTTATAAAGATGCTCAAGATAAGTTTGATTATATCGGTAAAGGTAAAGTAAAGCGTGGTGCATCTCACGTACAGTCCAAAGACCTAGACATCTATGATTTGGAAATCATTGCCCAGAACCTTGGTTCAGAAGCCGAGGCACTTGCACTGGAATCTTTCCTTATTCAGCTGCATAGACCCCGATTGAATACACAACCTGGCCATCATGAAGAACGGTTTGTCAAAACTAAAGTTGTGGATCTTGCAGAAGCATGGGAAGCTGACCAAGTTACCGTTCACGATATTTATGCTCGTGTCATTGAAGATTATCCTGAAATAAAAAAACTTGCACCTACATTTCAGACTTCAAACACCGTTTTGTTTTTACAGTCTGGTGGTATTCAGAATATGGAATATAAGCTTCTAGTCGACAAGTCATTTAAATCTATCATCCGTATTGAGATGAAAGGTGATAATGAAGAAGATAAGATGGACCGTGCTAAAAATGTCACATCTGAACTGAAAAAAGAGTATCCAGACTTCGAAGCAGAGAATCAAGGTAAGATAATCCTACTATATACTAATGCGCTGGAAGATGGCGTTGCCGTATATTCAACACAAGTTAAAAGATTAAAAGGTATCAGATGAAAGAATCATTAAACATTGCAATTGTAGGACACGGCTACGTAGGTAAAGCCGTGGACTATGGATTTTCCACACAAAATGTCAACAAATTTATCGTTGACCCGATATATAATACTGACACAACTGAATTAAATGAGGTACGCATTGACGTAGCATTTGTTTGTGTCCCTACTCCTATGGGAGCAGATGGATCAATTGACTCTTCTATTGTCCGTCAAGTAGTAAAAGAACTCGAGGTCAAGTCTTGCCCCATTGTAATCAAGTCAACTATTACACCAGCTGTAGTAAGTGAGTTACAATCGGACAATGAATATGTTATCTACAACCCAGAGTTCTTGACAGAGAAAAATGCACTGGATGATTTTATCAATCCACCCATGCATGTCTTTGGAGGCTTAAAAAAATACACAGAGCAAATAGAGCAGATATACCACAGGTTCAGTCAGTGCAAACCATGTCCTGTGTTTCACATGACAGCCATGGAAGCCTCTTTTGTAAAATATGGAATCAATTCGTTCTTGGCCACCAAGGTCCTATGGATGAACCAGTTTAAGGATCTGTGTGATGAGTATAATGCCAAGTACAATGTTATTTCAAATGTTATTGGAAGTGATCCAAGAATTGGTCATAGCCATATGCAAGTTCCTGGCCCTGACGGTCGTAAAGGGTTTGGTGGTGCTTGTTTTCCTAAAGATACCTCTGCTTTTAATGCGTTCTCTGAAGGCTCTTTTTCTGTACTTGAAAAAGTTATCCAAGAGAATAATAAGTACCGTGACCAATACGAGTTAGATGCCAGAGAAAAAGAACAAAATATTGTTTACATGACTCGTTAGTTGTGATATAATGCTAATACATTTGGGAGATTATTATGGCAAAGATCGCAATTACAGGTATGGCCGGGTTCATCGGCTTTCACCTAGCACAAGAGTTAAATGATTATGGACATGATGTTATCGGTTTCGATAACTTCAATGACTACTATGATCCAGATTTAAAAACTGACCGCACACGAGTCCTCGCCGAGCGGACTGGCATTGTAGTAGAAAATGGTGACCTGAAGGACTCCGATTGGATGAACGATTGGTGTTACTTTAAAAGACCAGATGTGGTCATGCACCTTGCAGCGTATGCAGGTGTTCGTCACTCAATGGTAGAGCCTGAAAAGTATATTCAGAACAACGTTGTTGGTACACACAATCTCATAGAGGCCTGTACTCGTGCAGGTGTCGACAAGGTTGTTTATGCCTCTACCTCCTGCGTTATGGCGGGTAATGAACTACCGTGGAATGAAGATGAGAAACTTGGTTATCAGCTGAATCCGTACGGTTACACTAAAGCTACAAACGAGTCACAGTTTATGGCTAGTGTCCTTGGTACTGCAATCGGTCTTCGGTTCTTTACCGTTTATGGTCCGTGGGGTCGGCCCGATATGGCCCTGTTTGATTTTACAAATAATATCGTAAAGGGCAACCCCATTGACCTATTTAACCATGGTGATATGATTCGTGATTTTACTTACGTTGACGACATCGTGAAAGGAATACAGATTGTAATTGACAAAGCATTATCAGAAGATAGTGAAAAAGAAATATACAATATTGGTAATGGTCGACAAGTGCCACTTATGGAATTTGTAGAGAATATTGAGAAACAACTCGGTCGTGAAGCCGAGAAAAATTTTGTACCGAAACATCCAGCAGATACACAGGCCACTTGGTCTGATACCACCAAGTTACAGAAACTTGGTTACAAGGCAGAGACACCCATAGAAGAAGGTGTCGAGAAGTTTATCAAATGGTACAAAGATTATTATGGAGTTAACTAATGATTACTGCACTTACTGCATCTACGTTTGATCTGCTACATGCTGGACATATACAGATGTTGCGTGATGCAAAAACACAATGTGATTATCTGATTTGTGCACTACAAGTTGATCCCTCTATGGATCGGCCAGAAAAGAACTCACCAGTACAATCATTAGTGGAAAGGTACACACAACTCGCTGCTGTAAAGTATGTGGACGAAATTGTGTGCTACCAAACGGAAGATGATCTGATGGACATTATTCAGATGTATCCGATTAATTTAAGAGTCTTGGGCGAAGAGTATCGTGACAAAGACTTTACAGGGAAGGATGAGTGTCGGCGTTTAGGCATTCAACTATATTTTAACAAAAGAGAACATAGGTTCTCATCATCTGGGCTACGGAAGCGTGTAGCGGAAAAAGAGGGTGGAAATGTCAGCAACTCAAGAATGGATTAAGGAACAATTTGCAAAGGAACAAACTCGGATTATTACCGAATATTCCTTACAGGCACAGATTGATAAGTTATCAGAACGAGTTAAAACCCTAGAAGAAGAAATTGCTTGGAGAGCAAAAGACAATGGATAAGATTCTCATAGTTGGTCAAAATCCTTCGCGCGTACAAACTCCCAAATGTCGCACCCACATAAAACTTACCGATTGGCGTAAAGTATGGAATGTTGATAAGTTTAAGTTTATCAACTGCAGTGATGATCTCGGTGAGTCAGGGTATGTGATCAACTATGAGAGACTAGAGAGACTTGGTAAGTGGGCCGATAAGGTTGTAGCCCTTGGTGGTGTCGCTTCCAAGTCTCTCACCAAAGTAGGTATCGAGCATTTTAGGATGCCACATCCGTCGCCACGTAACCGACAACTCAACGATAAACAGTATGAGATTAATATGGTAAATGATTGTGGTACCTATTTACAATCCTGACGATTTGTGTTATAATACACATACAAGGAGTAATAATATATGTCAATAATGGATAAACTCAAAAAGAACAGTAAATTGGATCACACATCTGTTCTCTCTGAGTCTAAATTTTTTACAGAAAAAGATATGGTTCCAACCGATGTTCCCATGATGAATGTCGCCTTATCTGGTTCTATTGACGGTGGTTTGGCACCAGGCCTTACGGTTCTTGCAGGGCCATCCAAACATTTTAAAACATCATTTGCACTTATCATGGCTAGTGCTTATCTGAAACAGTACCCAGATGCTGCTCTGTTGTTCTATGATTCAGAATTTGGTTCACCACAAGCTTACTTTGAACAGTATGACATTGATACATCTCGTGTGCTTCATACACCTGTGACAAATGTTGAGGAACTGAAGTTTGACCTTATCGGACAGCTTGAGGCTTTGGACCGTAATGATAGAGTCTGTGTGGTCATTGACTCCATTGGTAACCTTGCATCTAAAAAAGAACTAGAAGATGCCATCAATGAAAAGTCTGTTGCCGATATGTCTCGTGCCAAATCACTCAAGGGTTTGTTCCGTATGTGTACACCATACCTGAATATGAAGAACATCCCACTTATTGCTGTAAACCACACGTACCAAGAAATGGGTCTGTTCCCTAAGGCTATCGTGTCTGGTGGTACAGGCATATACTATTCAGCAGATAACATCTGGATTCTCGGCCGTCAACAGGACAAACAAGGCACAGAGATCAAAGGGTACCACTTTGTAATCAACGTGGAGAAAAGCCGATATGTTAAAGAAAAGTCTAAAATTCCTATTTCTGTTTCTTGGGACGGTGGTGTCTCCACTTATAGTGGTCTCCTACCTGTTGCTCTCGATGGTGGTTATGTTGCTAAGCCTTCTAATGGTTGGTATTGTAGGGTGGATCGTTCTACTGGAGAGCTGGTGGATCCAAAAGTTCGAGAAAAAGAAACCGTAAAAGAAGAGTTCTGGACACCAATATTTAACGACACTGACTTCAAGGACTTCGTTAAACAAAAGTTTGCCATCGGTGGTACACAGTCCAATGAACTAGAAGAGCTAGAAGATGCCTCATAAGGAAAATGAAACCTATGAACTTATACCTGGTGACGGCGACACTTGGAACATCCGAATACTTGAAGGCTTGTTTGCCGAAACGGTTTTAAACTACGGCAAGATTGGATTCAATGAGGTGGATGGACATATGACATTTGATTTTAGTGTCGTCTCCACACCTGATTCAGAAGTAAACGTGGACAATCTTATGCTTCAGGAAACTGCTGGTGATATTTTACAAGAGGTCATCAGCAATGCTTTAGAGAAAGGTGAGGGTATATATGGAAAACACCCAGATGCATCAGATGATCAATGGGAAATACTAACACGTAATGCTGGAGCACCTAATTGAGCGCTAACCTCGAACAAACTATCCTGCGGAATATTCTGACCAACGAAAACTTTATGCGTAAGGTACTGCCTTTTGTAAAGCCAGAATATTTTGACGGGATCTATAAAATATTATTTAAAGAAGCAGGTCGGTTTGTTGGCAAGTACAACAAGCTACCTACGGCCGAGACACTCAAGATCGAACTCGACCAAGTTGACAGGCTCACAAATGATAACTATACCGTCGCAGTGGATCTACTTCCACAGTTATTCTCCAAGGAGCCTATAGATGATGAGTGGTTACTGGACAGCACAGAGAAATGGTGTCAAGATAGAGCCATTCATATTGCAATCATGGAATCCATTTCCATCATTGACGGTAAACACGAATCACTAACCAAAGGTGCACTACCAGACCTACTGTCCAAGGCTCTTGGTGTGGCATTTGACACAAACGTAGGTCACGACTATGTCGACAACGCAGAACAAAGATGGGACTTTTACAACAAACAGGAAGAACGAATACCTTTCGATCTTGAATACTTCAATACCATCACGAAAGGTGGTATTCCTAATAAGACTCTCAACATTGCTCTTGCTGGCACCGGCGTTGGTAAGTCTCTATTTATGTGTCACGTTGCTTCAAGTGCTTTGGTGGATGGTAACAACGTTCTGTATATCACCATGGAAATGGCTGAGGAACGAATTGCGGAACGGATAGATGCCAACCTGCTGAATATACCGATTGACCAACTTGAGACTATGCCAAAGACTCTATTTACGGAAAAGATTAAAGCCTTGGCAACAAAGACAACTGGTCAATTAATTGTCAAAGAATACCCTACTGGCTCTGCTCATGCTGGACATTTCAGAGCCTTACTAAATGAATTAAAACTAAAGAAACAGTTTGTGCCAGATATTATCTTTATTGATTATCTGAACATCTGTGCATCTTCCCGTATGAAAGGTATGGGTGGAGCAATCAACTCTTATAATTATATAAAAGCAATTGCGGAGGAACTACGTGGTCTTGCTGTCGAATTTGATGTCCCTGTTTTTAGTGCAACTCAAACTAC